CATGCTTTACTACAACACATACCGTTTGGCTCTTGCGAAGGAAAACAACTTCATTGCCGTTCAGTTCCGTTGGTATCAGGACCCACGTTATAACAAGAATCTTAAGTGGTATAAAAAGAATAAGAATACCGGCGAAATTGATTGGGTTGTAGAACCGACCATTGACAAGGAAGGAAATGTTAAATATGATGAAAAACATTGGGAAGAACTTGTGCAAAAAGGTTGGACTCCCACTTCGCCTTGGTATGAAGACATGTGTAAGTCCTTTAACAACGACAAGGTTAAAATTGCGCAAGAACTTGACGTGTCGTTTGTTGGTTCTTCCGATAACGTTATTGACCCCGAATATATTGAACAGCAGGAGAAATTAAACGTAAGGGAACCGTTGGAAAATATGCGTGACCAACTTGTTGAAGATACATGGTTTTGGAAGGAACCGGTGGATGGACATAGATACATAGCATCATGTGACCCCTCCCGGGGAAGTTCGGAAGACTATACAGCAATTGAGATTATTGACATGGACGGGCGCGATGAAAATGGCATGCCAATAGTTGAGCAAGTGGCACAATACTACGGTAAAAAACTTGGTGATGAGGTTGGAGAACTTCTTTACAACTACGCCACACTGTATAACAATGCCTTTGTGGTGATAGATTGTACGAATGGCTTGGGGGATGTACCGTTATTTACCTTAATTCACAAGGGGTACAAGAACCTTTACTATGACGATTCTGAACTTAAAAAATACACGGTACAACAAACAAGCAAGCCATTCGTAAGCAATAAAATGGATGTTATGCCCGGTTTTCACATGCAAGGAAATCGTTATCCTGTTCTTGCAAACTTCGCAAACATGGTAAGAAACAACGAGTTTAAAATTCGTTCCATTAGGACAATAAACGAGCTTAACACTTGGATTTTCAAGGGCGAGGCAAAGCGAATGGATCATATGGATGGCAGTCACGATGATTCAATTACTTGTCTAGCAATTGGTTTATTTGTTATGATTTTTTCTTATAAAAAGATGGAAACGGTGCAGAACAAGGATAAGGCCATACTTGGTGCTTATATGATGGGTGGCAACATTCAATACGGTTCAACAAAGTTTGTTGATGGAAAACCGATTACGCCAAAGGATGGTTTACCTTTCTACACGAACAAGAAAAACATTCAGTATACTGATAAAAATGGAAACCCCATAAATGGCAACTACATGTGGCTATTTAGTAAGTTAGGATAACAGAAAGTATTTATTATTAATAATGAAACTCTACTTTTTATAGTAGAAAATACGAGATAGTATAGAATGGCAAAAAATAAATTAACTGTATTCCAAACGCTTGAAAGGGCATTAAAAGGAAATTGGAATTCTGACCAAGGGACTACTCATATAAATTCATATGATATGTCCGGTGCTAATTCAGTGTTATATAAAACTACTGACAAGGCGGATTATGAAAAAACAAAACTTGAGTTACAGCAAAATAGATATTTAAAGGACAGGTGGGTAAAGGCTAATGTAGATTTATCTGTTTCTGCCTTTTCAAATCTTAGTAATGTAAAACTCATGTACCGTGATGCTGACCTTATGGATTCATTTCCTGAGATTGGTGCGGCACTTGATACGGTCTCTGAAGAGTCATGTCTCGTATCAAGTAACAGCGGGCAAATAGTAAATGTATATTCAAAGTCTGACCGCATAAAGGCTATACTTGAAGATTTATTTGTTAATCGCCTTAATCTTCAGGTGACTGCCCCAATGATTATTCGCCAAATGTGTAAGTATGGAAATCAGTTCATGCTTCTTGACATTGATAACAAACTTGGTGTTAAGGATTGGAAACAACTTCCGGTGTTTAATGTGGAAAGGCTTGAAAATGGTATACAAAACCCATATGGCAGTAATGGATGGAGTTTGGCTGTAAATAACGGCGCTACTGATGATAAGGATTTGTCAACAAAGTTTGTGTGGTATGATGAAAATAATTCTCAGGTTCCGTTTAGAAATTGGCAGATAGCGCATTTCAGACTTTTAACAAACTCAATGTGTTTGCCATATGGTTGCAGTTACCTTAATTCTGCAAGACGACATTGGCGTTTGTTATCACTAATGGAGGATATGATGCTCATTTATCGTCTTGAGCGTTCCATTGAAAGAAGGGTGTATAAGATTTATGTTGGTGCTATTGATGATGCTGATGTTCAGGCATATGTTGAAAATATAGCCAACAATTTCAAGCGAACCCCCATCATTGACCCAATGACCGGACAGATTGATTTGAGAAAAAATATTCTTGATGTATCTCAAGATTTATTCATTCCCGTCAGAGACGCGAATGCACCAACGCCTATTGATACGTTACCGGCTGCTCAAAATCTTACTGCCATTGATGATATTAAGTACATTCAGAACAAGGTATTGACGGCATTGCGCATTCCAAAGTCTTTTCTTAATTTTGAGGAAAATGCCGGTGATGGAAAGAATCTTGCCTTGATGGATATTCGTTTCACGAGGGTTATAAATCGCATTCAGCAGGCGTTTTTGATGGAGTTAACAAAGGTTGCGAGCATTCATTTGTATCTACTTGGTTTTGAGGATGACCTTACAAACTTTAACCTTACTATGAACAATCCGTCAACTCAGGCAGAACAACTTGAGATTGACAATGTTCAGAAGAAGATTACAGCGTTCCGTGATGCGGTTTCTGACCCGGGTAATGGTTTACCTGCAATGTCTTATACAAGGGCGGCTAAAGAGATTTTGAAATGGTCTGACAAGGAAATTAAGGATAACCTTGAGGAAATACGTCTTGAAAGGGCTATTTCTGCCGAACTTGAGAAGACTGTTCAGATTATTAAACGCACAGGAATATTTGACACTGTTGACAGGGTATATGGAGAACCCGGTGCAGAATATCAGGAGGACATGCAACAGGGTGGTCCTGATGACGGCATGGGTGGAGGAATGCCCGGTGGTGGCGGAGGTGGAGGCTTCGGTGGAGGCCTCGATGACCTTGGTGCTCCCGGTATGGAAGATGAGGGCGACCTTACAGGAGAAGAGGGTGCTGAACCAACCACAGACATGGGAAGTGGTGAACCTGACATGGACATGGGTAATGCCCCTGAAGATGGAACAAATGAAACTCATAGAAGCAAGAAGCCGTTGCTAATTGAAAGCACGTTAAACAAAGAATTGAAGCGTTCTAAATCCCATACGGATGAATTATTTGAAAAATATGTGAGCCGTTTGAACATTGATGAGGAGCGTAAGCGTAAGAGTGACGTAAATATTGTTGAGCGAACAAAGATTTATGATAAATCACTTCTTATAAATGAAGAATTTAATAAGATGATTGAATCACTTAATGAATTGGATAATGATAAAGAAGAGGCTGTTGAATAGGACAGCCTTTTTCTTTTGAAAAGGTATTTATATAAAAACGTTTTTGTATAAAAATGAACGAAAGGGAAAAATATCTTAAAATGTGGGAGGATGCTGTAATAAAAGCATCTGATGCCCTTAAGGGTGGCGATATGCAACTTGCTGAAAAATATCATCAGAAGATGGAAGATGCCTATGAGAGATATAAGGAAGCCAATGCTTTTGAAGACTCTACTATAAATGCGCAGTTTGCAAATCTTAACATGGCACTTGAAAGTGCTATGCCAAAATTGTTGAACAATAATAAGCAGGCAGTTAAGGAATGTATAAAAACCATTAAGAGTGATAAAAATCTTCTTGGGCAATTTAAGTTCTGTAATGCTCTTAGAAACTATGATGGCTCAAGTGATACGAAGGAGTATATAAATGAGTCATTGGAACTTCTCAGGGATGAAATCGACCCCAAAACCATTAAGGAGTCCAACAGGAAACTTGCTAAAGTCCTTATAAAGCACAATATAAGGGGCTGTGAGGGCTTAACTCTTGAAGATAAGGAGTTTGCCAATAATTGTGATTATCTCCTCACCAACAAAAAGAAATTGAGCAATTTGGTGGAAATGATACATCGTACTAAAGAGGTTGGAAAATACATTAATGAGCATAAGAGAAATGATGCAGATGGTGTTAACGTATTAAAAATGGCGGAAGACGTGGAGAATAAGATTAATTCTCTTAATGAGGCTGAACATTCTTTGGTAAATGATATTATATCAGCAAAGGGAGCAGATAAGAAGAAAGAAAATTTGTTTAACAACATTAAGAAGAAATGTATAGAGCAAATTGATAAGATGGTTTCTGAAAGCGCCGGTGAAGATAAAGAAAGACTTTTAAGCATGAAGGAAACAATAATGCTTAAGGAGTTTGACAAGTCAACGATTGTTGAAGATATTGCCAAGTTGCTTGAAATTGGTTCTATATTAAGCGATAGTGACCACGATAAGTATCTTTAAAAAGAAATGATGTATGAGTAAGTTAGTAAGATTGACTGAGGCTGACCTTCATAGAATTATAAAGGAATCCATTAACCGTGTACTTATGGAGTCAGTGGATGACCTTGAGATGCTTAAAATGAAGGTAAAGAAGGCTAAGAAGGGAAGCCCTGAATGGCTTAAGGCTGTTTAAGAATATCAGAAGGCAAAGGAAATAGCCGGTAAGGTAAATATGGTTGTTAATCCTTCTTCTGAGGAAATAAGACAAGCAAAGATTGCTGCTGGTACTGACCCCGATATGAAAATGGCACAAAGGTGGAAAAAGACAAAGGGTTTGTTCAAATTGAAGAATGAACTTGATAAAGAGGATAATGAGCGTGCCAAGGAAATGAGGATGAGAAATCGTGCAGAATTTGGCGAAATTTAGAAAAAAATGCATTTTTAATTTGACCGGTAAGATTTTTTTCCTATTTTTTATTAAAAAGGAATAATGGTTAGATTAAACAAAGAGTATAAGGTTGATGTATGCGATGGCATAAACGTAAAGTATGGAACGGTAAATAAACTAAACCCAAATGTCATATACATAAAGTGTAGAATGTGGATAAAACCGATTTGTAAGGATGATTATCAATTAATAATTGAGAGGTCTCATTCTTTATTTAAGAGGTTAATAAGGTGTACCATATTAAACGATGATATATTTAATGCTAGACATATATTAAGTTTTGATATTAAACCGGATAATTTTATATATAAGAAAAGCACATTTTGTTCTTTATCTTTATACTTAAAACAAAAATCAGATGTCCCAATTAATGCAAAGGAACTAAGGGGAGTAATATCTTCTGATTTTGGAAAGGCAATAAGGGAATTTGAAAGTTATCTTAATAATAATGGATTGTTAGTTAGAAAGAAAAAGTGGTAGTGAATGATGTGATAAAATGGTATGACAACAATGTTAATCACGGGGTTAATGAAGGGTTTCTTAATCACATGATTGAATTGGGTATCATAAACAAAGATATTGACATTAAAACACTTAATTCTTTCCTCCTTGAAAGCAACGGTGATAAGTATTCTTCGGATTATAATGGAAGATATAAGATGAAAGAAAATAGAAAACCGTTAATAAAATCTTTCGAAAATATATCAAAGCCGGACGTAAACAAGAATAACGTAGTTCCATTAAAGATACGAACAACCGAGCCAAAAAAAGAAAACAAGCAAAATGATATGCCTCAATTAAACGGTAAATTTAAAATACAGCGTGTAAGTGGTAATAAATTGAAACTTATTAGATTATGAAAATAAGGATAAACGAAGACGCATTTAGAATGCTCATGGGAGAAGCAAGAGGTCTTAAAAGTAAGAAACTCTTTGATATTCTGAAAACTCATGGCGGTTGGGATAGCGGAAAAAGAATTATAGGACACCATAAGACATATGCATCAAGTGATTGGCATAATATGACTGATGATGACATCATAGGCGTTATGCCTTATGAAAAACTAAATAGAATAGGTTTCGATGACCGCATATTAACAAGTTGGGCAAAAGAAAACGGATATAATTTGGACGTTACGGATACTGTTCAAACGGAGAAATTAGGTGATGGGAACTATTTAGTTTATATAGACAGAAATGCTTATTTTGACCGGAGACAACCATCAAAAGAAGGCGGTTTTAAAGATTTGTATAACAAGAAGGCCGAAAGAGAGAGAAATAAGCTATATATGGATAATATGAGGGGAAAAGATAGCCGATTAAGACACAAGGAAGGTGTTAATCAAACCCCATATATATGGAACAATAAAGAGGCCGAGGATGCTTTTCATAACCCATATTTTAAGAATTGGCCGACAAGCAGCAGAGAAGCAAAAATGCAGCGTGCACGCGAATGGAAAAACGAAAGTAAAATACATGATATAGTGAAGTCCGTTATCAAAGAATATATCGGCGATAGTCAGGAATTTGGGAGATATGATTTGGATGACTATAATTTGTCGGACGATGATTATCAGAATTTGCTTCAGAAATCATATGACTCATATGAGGATGAGGAAAGGGAAATGAAGGAGTGGCTTGACGATTATAATGCCGAACAGTTTATTGGCCAAGAATATTATGACCCATCAGATAATGACCTTTATAGGGGATTGTATTAAAAAAGTTTTCTTTTCATAATTTAATTTTTTTTTATTTTTGTTATTTTTTTGTTTATCTATGTGTTCCCACCGGTAAGTTAATTATCGGTGGGTTTTTTAATTTCATCTAATAGGATGCTATTGTCCTCCGCTATTTCGTCTAAAAATAATGCGTTTTTATAAATGCCTTGAAATATATCTTCATCTTTCTTTTTGGTTTTTTTCTTATCTTTGAAAATGTATATTATTCTTATTCCATGTTCTTGGCATTGTTTATTTTTTAATAAGTCTCTTTCAAGAAGACTTTCAAATGTTTTTCCGTTTCTTGTTAAAAAAGTATTGTTTCTACCGTCAACGTGTTGTTCGCCTTGACATTCAATAGCAATATTATATTCCGTCAAAAATGCGTCCAAGCTCATTTTATTTTTACTTTTAAGCCAATCAAATTTTTTCTGAGGCTCAAATTTTATGTCATGTTCCTTTAATATGGCTTTTGTGTCCCTTTCCAAATGACTTTCTTTGCAGAATGGACAGCCGGTGCCTCTTTTCATCATTTTTTGCGGAGTAAGAAAAAAGTCGCCATGTATCGGACACACTAAATTTATTTTTTCTTTATTTCCTTTAAATACTATTTTTGAAGTGTCATAACTTTTAATATATGTGCTTTTGTTAAGCCATTCATAAAATTTTTTAGAACATTCTTCAACTACTTTTTTATGGCGTGCTTCACGATAGCATTTTTCACACCCATACTTTTGAGACATAATCCAATGTGGAGTTGTCTTACGCTCTTCTCCGTGTATTTTACACCTAACCGTTATTAAATCATCATTATCTTTCCCATATTCTCCGATTAATTCTAAGTTGGGGTGCACTTTAGATAACTTTTCTTTAAAGGTTTCTGTGGAATCTTTTTTTGGAAACTCATGGCAAAAGGGGCATCCATTACCGGCAATGTGCATATATGGACTTTGTTCAAATATGTTACCACATTTGTTACATTTTATATGAACTTTTTTTCCTTTCCCATATTCAGTAATGGCAATGGTGTAGTCATATGTACCTTCGCCATGTTTTTTGATGGCCTTTTCCATAAATGTTTTAGGGCTGTCCGATATTTTGAGTTTTGCGCTTTCCCTCCCGCACTTGTAACATCCGCAAGCATGCATAAGATTATCCGGTCTTGCAGAAAATTCGCCATGTTCTTTACAAATTAATTTTATTGGCGTTTTGTTGTTGACATATACAGAATCATCGGATAACGTTATTTTATCGCCAAATCTGTTTTCAATTTTTAATTTAAAATCATTTATATTCATAAAGCAAATATACAAAAAAAAATTCGGAAAAACAAAATTTTCCGAATTATAATTTTCAAAAATGTTTTTTTATTTTAATAAATTTTCGATTCTATCTAATTTTTCATTAAGAGGGGACTTTGACGATGGTGTCTTTGTTTCCACATATTGTTGCAAATCTTCCGGCTCACCAATATAAGCTCCAGGGGTCGATGGGTCCGAAACCACATCCCAACAGATTAGTTCGAAATCATCCCCAACAATTGTTTGGCCGAGTTTCTGTTCAACACTTCCAACACCACGGCTGCTGACACCAATGGTATAGCCGTTTAAAAGAAGCAGCGCAACTGTGTCGCCCAATGAAGAACAAATGCCGTATTTTCTGAATCCCTCTGAAATGTTTAACTCCATTTTACCAACAAGCGTATGGTTCTCCCAATGTAATTCAATTATATTATGGGAAACTCGGCCAAGGTCAATAGTACTCTCTTGGGGATGATTGCATTCACCATACGCATTTCTTTTTTTAATTTTTTCTTGGTATTTTTCGACTTCGCGTTTAAGTATTCTTTCTGGGTATACTCTTCCATTGGCGTTTTTAATATCAAATTTTTGAAACACGGCATCCACGATGAATGGTTTTGGTACAAACCATTCTTCGCTGTTATCAAACGATTCTTTTATTAATTTGTTATGTTTGGTGCTGTTAATAGAAACATATCCATCATTTTCTATTAGTAAGCCGGTTCCAAACTCTCCTTTTTTTATTTCAACTATATCTTTCTTATTCATCTTTAAGTAGAAATTAAAACAATTTTCAATAAATATCACGCCGGAAAGTTAAATAATTTAATTTTTGCGTTATTATAATATATTTATTTTTAAAAATATGTAGTAAACAAGGGGAAAATGAAAATATTTTTTCTTTTTGTTTTTATATTTATATTTAAAATAAACGAAAAATATTTAAATATTTCAGTTAATGAAAAATAACGGTAAAATTAGAAGCAACTTTGTTAAGGAATCTTTATTGGAATATAACAAACTTGCCAATGCATTAAAAGAGAATACCGAAAGCGCAGTCAGAGGAATTCTTCAAGAGGCTGTGCGCGACCAATATGCCAAAATCCTTGCTGAGGATGAGGACTATGATGTAGAGGAAGTGGATGATACCGATTCTGAAAACACAAATGAGGACGATGTTGCAGTGGATGATGCTGTAGAAGGTATGGAATCCGACGATGATGCCGCAGTTAGTGATGACGAAGAAGCCGCAGTTGAAGAGCCTGTAGATGGCGCAGATGACGATGCGACTGAAGAAGTAACTGACGAAGTGTCCGTTGAGGATGATGGAAACGAATGGTCTGATTTTGATAAGTACAAAGTTTCAGATGGAGAGTATGACTTCTCTAGTGCGGAAGACGATGAAATCGTAAAGGTTTACAAACTTTTAAAGGATGATGACCAAGTTGTTGTCACTAAAGATGATGATAAGGTTAGCATCAAAGATAATGAGACCGGCGCTGAATATCTAATCGACATGAGCGGAAATGATGAGGCTGCTGTTGAGGCTGCTGATGATTTCGGCACTGAAGATGACGAGTTAGGTGTAACCGATGACTTCGGTGGCGAAGAAGACATTGACAATCAAGAAAACGATGATGATATGAACGAATCAAGAATTTTTGAAATAGCATTAAATGAGTATGACTCTAACGTTGGTTATACTGACAACTATCAGAAAAAGGACGTGATGACATCAGATGGTGTCGCAGAGCCGGGTAAAAACGTTAATGATTGGGATAAGGGAGTTCCCCATGACACAAAGAAGCCTTGGTCAGGCAAGAAGGGCAATAAGAGTGAAAATCAGCCATTTGATGCCGAAAAGGGTAAAACCGTGGAAGAGGGAGAAGATGTAGAAACCGTAGAGGAAGCCACAAACGTTGGCGGATTTGTACAGCAGAACTCAACTTCAAAATCTCATGTTCCAAATTCTAATGGCAGAAGTGCTCGTAGTGCTTCAAAGGGTGGAAAACGTATCAAGGGCACTGTTACCCCACGTTATGATGGAAATCCTGATGGAGATTCTACTAATGAGTCGATTAAGAAAAAGGCTGAAAAGATTTTCGCCGAAAACAAACAACTCAAAAAGGCACTTATGCAATTTAAGAGCACGCTTGAGGAAGCAGCAGTTACAAACGTTAACCTTGGCAACATTATTAAACTTGTCATGGAAAACAGCACCTCAATGGACGAAAAGAAAGAGATTATCTCAAGATTCGGAAATGAGGCAAAAACCGTTGAAAACTCAAAGGCACTCTATGAAAGCATTTCTAACGAACTCAAGAAAAAATCAAAGATGAATATCGATGAGGAAAAAGAGTTTGCAGTGAAAGAAAAAATTAATGAGACACAAATCTATCGCTCAAATGACATGCTTAATTCATTGGATTTGATGCATAGAATTTGTATGTAGTTTATTGTAAAAAAATTAATTTAAATTAATAAAATCATTTAATAGATGAGAGAATTTTTAACAAGCGGACAAGTCGGTAAAATCGAACTTAACGCTCAGAAGAAAATACGTGAGGACATTCAGAATCGTTGGTCTTCTCTCGGCTTTACAGAAGGTCTTGAGGGTAGCATCAAGGAGAACGTTGCCACTCTGTATGAAAATGAAGCAAAACTTCTCTTGAGTGAGGCTACTGCTTCTGACAATAGCGGTTCTTTCGAAACCGTTGTATTCCCTATTATTCGTCGTGTATTCAGCCGTCTGTTGGCTAACGACATTGTATCTGTGCAGGCTATGAACCTTCCTGTAGGTAAGTTGTTCTTCATCCTCCCTGTTACTTCAGAGAGAGATTGGTCACTTCCTGAGTCATTGAGTGGTGAAACCAACCCTGGCGACATCATCGATGGTACTACCGGTAAGCATAAGGGCCTCATGGGTTATGACCGTGTTAACCGCAACGAAGGTGGACGCATTGACCCACGTTACTATCTCCCCGATGAGACTGTAAACGAACTTGAAAGTCAGTTTGTTAAGATTAACCCTGCTATCGAAGCCGGTGAAGCATCTTATGCTGATGGATATGCTCTTCGCGAAGCAATTAAGAACGACCCAACAATTCCTGCAACTAACTATCGCCAGGCAGGCCCTGAAGTAACAAGATACTTCGAAAAGAGCCTTTATGACCTCTTCTATGATGACTTCCTCTTTGACAACTCTAAGGGTAAGGTTACTATCCGTGTGGGTGGTGCTCTTCCTGTGATGTTGACTCCTGGTGGCGTTCGTCCTTTCAGAGGTGATAATGTTAATCAGTACTTCAGAAGCGGATTTGACGGAACTATCCGTAACATCATCATTGAAGTTGATGGCTTCTCTGCATTCAATGCTGGTAGACTTACCGGTCCTGATGGAAACGAGATGGACACTGAAGCATTCTTGGCTTCTTTGAAGGTTATCACAATGAAGGCTATTGACGCTGAAGCAATTGCTTCCGGTTCTACCGTTGAAACTGCTGCTTTCCGTCAGTATGAATCAATTCCTTTCCGTGTTGTTACACAGAAGTATGGTAAGGGTATTGTAGAGTATAACGGCATTTGCGATGCTGATGGTAAGATTTACCTCGAACTTGACCTTGCTAAACCCGTTATTCAGCAAGCCGGTACTATTGATGGCTATGTAGGCGTTGCTCCTGCACAACTTGATGCCGCTCTTACTTCCGGTGATACTGCTGCTAACAAGGAAGCAATGGCAAGCCTCTTTAAGATTGCTTGGGCACAGTACGATTCACTTGAACTTGAGACTGAAATCGGTGAGGTTTCTTTCAAACTCGACAGCGTAACCGTTGCAGTTGAAGAGAGAAAACTTCGTGCTACTTGGTCTCCTGAGTTGGCACAAGACGTGTCTGCTTTCCACAACATTGACGCTGAGGCTGAGTTGACCGCAATTCTTTCTGAGCAGATTGCTGCTGAGATTGACCGTGAAATCCTCCGTGACCTTCGTAAGGCTGCTCCTTGGCAGGCTCGTTGGGATGTCAATGGATGGAGAAGAATGGCTGCTTTCTCTACCAACTACACACAGAAGGACTGGAATCAGGAACTTGTAACAAAGATTAATCAGATTTCTGCACAGATTCACAAGTCTACACTTCGTGGTGGTGCTAACTTCATTGTAGTATCTTCTGAGATTTCTGCCCTCTTCGATAACCTTGAGTACTTCCACGTTTCTGACGCAAGTGCTGAGAGTGACCAGTACAACATGGGTATTGAGAAGATTGGTTCACTTAGCGGACGTTATCAGGTATATCGTGACCCATATTCACCTCACTGGTCAAT